TCCGGTACCACCTGACTAGGGAAAGAACTATTATTGTTTGTATAAATCATCTATTATATTATTTTTGAACTATAACCTTCATTATTATATCTTTTAAAGTTTAAAGGAACTCTATCCTTTTGGAAGTTGCTAGTTGGTGTATACATATGTTTGTTACATGCCATTATAGCTAATCCAGAACTTATCGAAGCATCGTGCTTTGTTCTATCGTTTATATTGAATCTTGCCCAATCTTCTAATGTCTTTTGAAAATACATATCTCCATATGAATCTCCTAAATCCCCAACATGGTGTTCTATATAAGTTTCAATTGCAGCAGCATGTGCTTGTATAATATCTTGTCCTGAGTTTGGTATTCCGCCGATTTCTTTTTCAGCTGGAGACAACTTATTCCATACTTTGTCGGGTCTATTCATTGAAAACCCTCTGTAACCTCTTCTTTTAAAATGGTATAATAATCTTGCTTTGTTGTTCTCTGCAAGTATTGGCATACCATAAAATACACAAGCCATTAATACTTCTTCAAAAAATATTTCAGCCGTTTGAGGTCTTGCAATGTATTCTAAAAAGAAATGATTTGCTGGCACATCTTCCATTGAGAACTTGGTTAGTCCATGAAGAGCACCATTAGATCCTCTGTTGTCGACTGTTCCTGATATATCATAACTATCACAACCAAATGCCCCGCAGTGTTCATTACCAGGATACTTGTACCCATCCTTTATTATTACGCGGTTTTGCATATGTTTAGGTGGTACCCAAGAAATTAAGAATCTACCATCTTTGTTTGGATAAAAACTTACTCTTGTATCTAGCACGCCGTTGTCCCATTGGAAGTTACCACGTGTTAAAACACCTGAGTAACGCAGGTCTGCATTATAATCAATCTGTTCGTATATTTTTGTAAGATTAAACAATGATTGTTTTGTTTCATCCCTAAATGCGTGTTGTTCTGTTCTTGGAAATTGTCGGTAGTATTCGTTTAGACCATCTGAATCTGATTTTAAACCATCAACTTCATTCTGCCAGTGTTCAATAACACCTATTTCAATTTCGTTTCCGTCGATTCCTTTAACGGGTCTTTCCGGAGTGTGGAAGACAGGTAAGCCATAAGTATCAATGAATCCCTCGTAGGACCATTCCATAGGTATGAACAAACTATATAATCCTGAACTAGTCTGTCCATTGGCGTTTCTTTTCGTAACATCTGAATTGTAATAAAGTTTCTTAAAGTTTTCTCCTCCTTTATCTAAAGCATTTGAGGTTGAACCCATCATACACTTACCAATAATACGACTACCTAATCTTAAACAAGTTTTAGTAACCCTCCAGTTGTTTAATATATTGTCAGGTTTAAGCCATTTACCACTTTCATCATGAACTAAAAGTTTTAACTTTTCCCCATCATAAGAGTTATCCCCTGTATTTTTCCAGTCAATTGTTGTATCAAGACCATCAAGTTCTTCAGGGTTTTCATTATTATCTAATTTCTTTCTGGTAAACTTAGAAGCGGGCACTCTATATGCCAACTCTGTTTTAGGTCTATCCATACCATCTTGGATGGGTTTAAAGAAAAAAGGATAGTTGATTGATATTGGAACAACCTTATCGGTAAACATTGTTTTAGCATCTGCTCCTGATTTAGATAGTATACCAAATCTTGAGTCGCTTGATATTGTTGCTTGATTAACTAATTCCGCAGATGACATAAATGAAAATCCAGAACGTCTATTCTTTAAATAGGACATTCCGTAACATCTGTAATCTGCTTTACAAGCTTCCCAAAATATAAAGAACAATCTATTTGATTCTCTGAAGTCTGGTGCACCAACATCTATCTTGCTCCATTGCAAGTACATATAATGCGTACCTGTTATATATGTAGGTATTCCATTACTATAAAATGAGAAGCCTTCATCTCTATGCTTAAATTCATTGTCAATGTAATCGTACCATTTCTCTTTAAATGTATCAGGGTATTTATTCCAATCAAATACATTTTTTATTTTAATTAATTCTTTAGGTACTTCTAATTGCTCCCAATATTGTAGTTCTTTCTTGTCGTTTCTTTTATATGAATTTTCTATTAGAGGTAAAGCAATCTTTAGATTTTGAATCTCATATATTTCACCAATCTTTCCAGTTTTACTTATAACAACCATGTCATGCTGCTTGTTATAACCGTATTTCCATGTTTTAAGTCTATTCTCTTTCTTTAAAACAGCTTGCTTAATATAATCAGGTAAGACTTTAAATAAAGTATTTTCGTACATTACTTGGATCTCCCTTCCGCGAAACCTTTAAACGTTTTTGTCGTTGGTTCTTTTTCGCTTTCTTCTAACATTCTTTCTTCTTCTTCAATCCTATTAAGGATCTCAAAAGCATCGAATATAGCCAGTTTCTTTGTGGCAGCAGCATTCTTTAATTTGTCAGCCGCTAAATCATCTTCTCCATTATCTAGGATAGCTTCTTCGGCAACTTTAATCAACTCAAGAACCGCTTTGTGCCCAGCTTGGACTATATTCCTCTTCGTTTCCTTTATATTCATATTTAATTACAATATCATTAGATTTCATACAATATAATCTCTGGCCTTCTATAATGAATTCAAATTCTCCAAAAGGAGTATAACCTACTAAGTCTCCAGGATTGATTTCGAGCTCTTTTAAAGAGTCGTTTCCATATTTTAATATACCAATAAGTTTACGCTCTTTATCAAGCTTTAAATGGTCTATATTTTTTAATGGTTTAATAAAACATCTGTCACCAAACGATTTCCATTCAGTGTCTGTTTTATACAAGTATATTTGATCTGCACTGCAGAAATATAAATCTTCTTTAAAATAAGATCTACTGTTCTTTTGTTTACCCTTTATATCATAAAATCTTCTAAAGACATTATGATGTATGATTACGGTATCACCTACTTTTATATCTGTTTTATATGCTAATGGTACTGAAACTACTTTAGCTATATTATTAACAGATTTAAAACTTTCTATCTTAGTATTTACTATTAATTCTTTACCATCAATATCAATACTATTTTCATACCTAGACCCCACAGGTTTAACTATGAAATCAAATACTCCAGTCACTTTAATATTCTAAATCGTATTCGACTGAGATAGCCATGTTAGAATTAAATTTCTTCCACGGCATTACTTCGTCTTCTTTTTTAATATATATGTTATAAGAGTTATCATCCTGATCAAAAAGAATATGAGAGATCTCATGACCCCCATATACGCTTTGATTTAGCGAATAATGCATAGCGTCATTTTTATAATCTGCGCCAATACTTATCTTACGAATTACAGAATTCATTATTCTTCAATTGTTTTTTCTACGTCAGTATACGAACCATCTTCTATATTAATATTGATTGCCCCGTATTCTGCCTCTAATTCGCTTTTGAATTCCTCAATTGATTTATTCACTTCACCTAATTGGTGTAAGAACCCGTGCTTTTGAGATTCTAAAATTCCGATGTTTGTCAGTAAAGCTTGTAAATCTTTTTGTTGAGTTACAATTTTTTCTAATTGTTCTTTTGTAATCTGTTTTACTACTTCCATATTTATTTAATTTAATTGTTTATTATTTTATTTTATTATTCGCACCCACTAAATGCAGGTCCCTGAATTTGATATTCCACTTCAAAGGATTCTATTATACTTCCTAATGTTACACGTGTGTCAAAACTTGGACTATATACATAATCACCGTATGTATATAAATTAGAATTTACTAATTGCGTTGCTGCTCCGCTTGGTATCGCTTGATTACAACCTTGAATAATTTGATAGCGAACAAGTCCTCCTGGACAAGCAAAAAGCCCTGGTTGAATTTCACCTTGCTCATTAAATTGATAACCACCAATAGAATTTATTAATTCTGGCAAATTCCACTGACTCCCATTTGTGTATGGTATTGTTAATTCAGGGTCTCTGAACATATATGCTCCAGGTAAAAAATTTGAAGAAACAGAAAAAACTGTTCTTAAACTACCTATGCAATCTTTTATTTCAAAAGTATATATTTTATTCCTTGAACTTGAAGCCATTGGCCAACCCATTCCAATACCAATTCCAAATCCCATTAGTAAATTGCTATAATGTCAGACGCTGTAGTTAATCCATCGTCTCCTCTTTCCCATACATTGCTTACAATGATTGGTAAGAACGATGCGTCCGGTACGTTTTTAAACATAACTGGCGTTTCGCTACCAACAATGGTAACTACTAAATCCCCTCCCGTTCCTACATACAATGCCGCTGAATTTAATGGCTCTGGTTTTATGGGCGCTTTGGTTGGATCAGGATCAAGGCTTACTTGTAATCTAACATAATATCCATCGTAAAGACTTGTAACATTTCTTTTCTTAATGACTGAATCATCGTATGCCAATTCAGCAAAAATATTAGAATCATCCGTCCAAAACCCTGTATATTCACCTTGAGCTGACCAATTACCATCTTGATACACTGGACCCGGCAATGCAGTAAATCCAAAAGTATCTTCCCCTTGTTTATCTTGAGCATATAACCATAGAGTTGTACCTTCAACACTCTGCCCATCTTTAGCGGTTGGTATAGATTTTAATTTTAGTCCTAAATCCGGATTATACAGTTCTTGGGACATTTCAGTTAAAACACCTACTTCCCACATTCTATAGCCTTGACTATATAAATCAACATCTTGAACTGCAAATTTATTATATATTTTGCCGAACTTAGTAAAAGAATCATCAAAATTATAATACGCCCAACAAGGTTCATCAGAATCACAATAATCGCTCCATTCAGTTCGATTAGACGCTTTTGGAATTGCAACCCCATCTCTAAAGGTACTTACATTTAAATTTGTACTTGTAAAAGGTGCAATTTCCGTATTGCCATCGACTTGATATGATACATTTACATAACTACCGCCAGCAAATCCTTTAGGCGTTATTGCTACCGCTCTTGTTCCAAAATCTGGTTGATTACCGTATTGTCCCATAATTATTTTTTAAATATTTTATTGTATATTTTACTTTTGTTTTTTGTTCCAAGTTTAAATTCTAAAACAGTATTACCTGGAAAAGAATAATCTTCACCTGGTTCCATCAATTTAGAATTGCCTTCGTTATCAATACCCAAAACGGGGAAACCTACGTTTTTCATTGTGATTTCCCCGCTAGGTATTACATTATAAGGTCTATCTTTATCAGGACTATTTTTTTTATAACCTGTTGTTGATAGATTTTTCATTTAGCATTTTTTCATTTTTGCTGGAGTTTTATCCATCATTTTTGCTGGAGTCTTTTTATCCATCATTTTAGCAGGACTCTTTTTATTCTTCATTGCTGCTTCAGCATTTTCAGCATAATTTTTTCTAGCACTTGGTTTCAATTTTTTGTTGCTAGCTTCTTTAATATCGTAAGCGGTTTTTTTGCTTACTTTCATTTTAACCGGAGAAACAACTTTAACTTTTGCTCCAGTTCTTGGATTGATTCCTGGTTTAACTTTTTGTTTGTATTCTTCCCCTCCAGGTACTGTTTTAACTGTAACATTTAAATCGCCTTGTCCAAAGTTTTTTCTGGTTTCATTAGCAACAATGTTACCCATTTTACCAGCTTCTCTTTTTCCAATACCAAAGTCCATTGCTTTTTTAGCAGTTGCAATACTGTCAAGTTTTGCTGATTTCTCAGAATATGCTCTAGTTTTAAAACTTGGGTTATTAGTATCCCATTTTTCATAAGGATTACCTTTTGATAAATCTTTACCAAATGCTCCGTATTTATCTTCTTGCATAAACGGACTAGGTAAGCCATTACCTGTTTTTGCGTTATTACCTCTACCTGGTTTTTGTGTGTATGCCATTTTGTTTTTTTTAGTTGTTATTTATTATTTAATCTTTGTATAATATACTGTTCCTGATCCACTTCCGGTAATAACACATTTTAATGTAAATTTATTAATAAGTGTATAAGTACAATTGGTTAACCAAGAATTAGCTTTAAATACTGTAGAGGCAAAAATATAAGTTTCTTCAACTCTTAGCGTAAGCAAATCTAATGGGTCTCCTGTTGATCCGCAAATTTCTTGCATTTGTAAATTACCGCTTAAATCTTTCCAGAAGAACAGTTGTGTTGTTTCTTCACTTGGTCTCCAATATCCAACTAAATCATTTGGATTAATTTTTTCTTGAGCAAAAGTGTTTAAACTGAATAATGCAATTGCGATAATTAAAAATACTTTTTTCATAATTAAATAATATTAGATTTATATAATATTATTATTACGTGTATTTACTGTTTTTTATAAGCTTCTATTTCCCAAGGTAGTTTCTTAGAACCTTCTTGCATTTTAGCTCTGGAATATTTCTTTCCTTTCCACATAACGTGAGTGTCCGTATAGTCTAAATCGCCTCGCTTCATTTGATCTATATGAACCTTCTCATGAGATATAGTTTTATTCTTTTTCAATTCTAATGGGGATACATCTTTGTTAATTAGGATTGCTCCATTATTTTGCGCCATACCTAATACATTGTTATCCATGTCTGTACTATAGATTGGAGTATTATCCACATTGTAAGGTGCACCCTTCATTATAAAAGCCATACTCTTTTATTTAATAAAACAACCGCAAACTTAATTACGGTTGTTCTAAATTATTATTATGCTATTGCTACAGAAGTAACTTGAGATCCTGCTGGCAAAGCTACAGCAACAACTTGCCCTCCTGGAGTAGCAGCAATAGCTGTGTTAATTGCATTAAGCACTTCTACTGCTTTATCAGCTGTAGTAGTAAGCACGATATTTTCACCTGCAGTAAAAAGAGTTACAGCATTAGCGGCTGTTGCAAAAATACCAGTGATTGTATTTACATTAACTAATCTAGGACCTGCAGCATAAGCTGTTGCGCTAGTTACAGGAATTGAAATAAAGTTTGTCATTTTGGTTTTGTTTTAGTTGTTTGTTATTATTCTTTTATTTTTTTGCTTTTAAAGTAATCTAAAATACGTATACATGTGTATACAATAGACACCACTAATAATATTATTTTTAAAGTAGATTCTACTCTATCGCTAAGACTTACTATAAGTGCTACCGCATTTAGTAAATACATTTTTAGATCTGGCATATGCATTATCTTCTTGCTTTTGCTCTTTGTGTTATAGGCTCAGGCGAACAACTTGGCTGATCAAATCTAAGTTTGATGCCATCTTTACCAGAACTATTCCCTGGGCTTTTAGGCATACCTGTTGAATCAAATGGTCCATCCCATAGTACATTAGCTCCCACGCCAGATAGTCTAGCTTCTCTATCGTGTATGCTTATTGGATTTTTTTTAATATTCATATTCATAATTAACTGTTTTCAAAGCCTAATGCAGGCGTTACACTTGTTTGTACTGCTTCTGGTGGTAATTGAGGCCCGTCCTGTAGCATCCCTGGATTTGCTAATTGCATCATAGGCGCTCCATTACCTTGGACTGTTCTTGTAAAAGTATTATCATTAGCATTGCCATATATTCCTTGAACTGTCATTGGATTACCAATAGCCTTTGGATTAATAGGAGTAGGCATCATCGGCCTAGGGCTAATAGCGGTTGGCTGTGGTACTGATGCGCTTTTCGCCGCAGAAGCCATTGCCCCTGACAAGCCCCCCGCAAACATATTTTGTTGTCTTTGCGAATTACCTAATCTTCCAAATGAATTAAATTGATTTAATGGACTGCTTTTTGTTTTATATTCCATGATTCCTTGTTTTGTCTTTATTCAAATGATCTATTGCTGTTTGCAATACTACATCTGTATATGTTTTACCTTTCATTATACTGTTATTCCTTGGTTTAGTTGGAATATCTTCTTCTCCTAACATTATACGATACATTCGGTTTATCAGTTGTTTACACTTAAATGAAACTTTGTATATGTTGTATTTTTGGGTTGTATGGTTTCTATTCCGCCACACTACTATCCACCCTTCTTTTAACAAATTGTTCCAGCGTTTATTATCCCAACTGTAAGCGTACGTACCTATCTTATAATCTTGCTTGGTAAAGAATTCCATGCAATCAAAGTATATCAGTAATTCTAAATCAGAATCGGTTAAATCATTATTTCTACAAGCCCATCTGCGTATCAACCTGTAATGTTTCAATAAGCCAAGACTCTTTACATCTTTTGCTTCTAGCTTTCTCATAAAACAATTACAACATCTTGCAATTTTATAACCTTATAATCATGACCTTCAAATTCAATGCCGTGACCAGCACTCTTGTCATAATAGATAACGTCTCCAACTTGCAATGCTTTTATCTCATCACTTATAGAAACTATAACCGCTTCTTTATATCTTATATTCTCTTTATCTTTTTCTGCTAAAAGCAAACCGCCTTCTGTTTTACTTAATCCCGTTTTCTTTAACGAAATTATAATATTGTTACCTATTGCTTTCATTATGCTCTCAAATTATTGATTACACAATCAGTTGATAATATTGTAACAGCTACAGACGCCGCATTTCTTAGCGCAGACTTTGTAACTAGTAATGGATCAATAATTCCTGCTTCGATCATATTAACAACATCGCCAGTTATTACATTTAATCCATCACCCTCAACAAACTTAGTCATAGTATCTTCCATTCCTGCGTTTGTAAGTATTGTATTGAAGGGGGCTTTAATGGCATCAAGTAAAACCCATTCGCCACTATTAGATCCAGTTAATGTTTGTGAAGCATTTAATAATGCAATTCCCCCTCCTGAAACAATACCTTCTTTAATAGCTGCTTTAGTAGCGCATATTGCATCTTCTACTCTATCTGCTTTTTCTTTTAATTCAACATCTGAATTAGCACCTACTTTTACAACAGCAACTTTTGCGGATAATCTTGCTAATCTTCTTTCTAACCGAATAACTTCAGCAGGATTTAATTTACCTTCAAGTTGTGTTTTTAATTCAGCAATTAATGACTGTACTTCTTCAGTTGTACCATTAA